TCTGCCTAGGATTGATATCTCCACGAGTATAGAGACCTGTGCCTAGAACATTGGAAGCTACACCACAGAGTAGATAATCTCCCAGTTTTCGATCCATAAGATTAGGTATCGCACTGTAGAGATCAGCATGAGTTGGATTATTCGCAGCATTACCGATGATGCTGTTATTGATCAACTGGAAACCAGGCAACCCTTGAAGGCCGAAGATGCTAGTTTGCAGACCTGAAAGCATAGCAATAGTCTTGCCTTCACCATTCTCCACATAACGGAAAAGCTGCTGCATCAGATTAAACTGATAAGTCTGAAACATACCTACTGCTGAGCCGATCGGCCCCTGGAAAGCAATAGGTCTCTGTGAAGCAACATAATTTCCATGAACCCGATTTACGAATGTCATTATGTTATCTGCTAGCTGCTTGCCCTCATAACCAGCAGCTTGAAAGATCTGTCTAGCAGAGTCAGCTGCAACGAAGCGCACAAATTCTTCACTGTAGCGAGAGCCAGAAACTTTAGCTCCCCACTCCACCATATCGTTCATCTTCTTGAGAGCAACACTCTCAGACATGCGTCCCATAGGCAGAGCTACAGCATCAATCATGTTAGCCATATCACTACTAATATCTCGCACAGCACCAATCTCTTTATAGAGTGGCATCCACTGTGCTTTAGTTTCGCTGCTGAACCAATTCTTGATGCTGTTGTAGAACAGTTTCGTTGTAGCCGGCACTGTTTTAGTAGAGCCATCGGGCAGAGCTGTAGTTACCAGATCCTTCAGCGGTCCAGCTTTGACGCTCTGCATCTCAGCTAGAGTCAAGATCGGAGCACTGATAGTGTTGATCAAACTCTGGAACACATCCAACCTGATGGTAGTAGCAGCCAACACAGAATTAGCTCGACTGATGAAGTTACTCAGCACTCTCGGCTCAGGCAGGCGGTTGCCGAAATCTCCATAAGCACGAAGCGCATTAAGAGCCGTGCCATAGGGATTACCAAGACCAAAGCGCTCAGCTGTAGCTGCTGCCTTCTCGTAACTGATAACTCCTGCTTTAGCACTGTAGAAAGCAGAACGCACCATATTGAACGCAGTATCTCCAAAAGCTTCAAGCTTCTCTTGAGCTTCTGTCCACAAGCGATAAGTGTCACGATCGTGAATACCAAGAGCTGTGCGGATGTAAGAGTTATAAGGATTCTGCGGAGTCCTATTAAAGATACTGGGCAACCATCCAGTTCTGCTGCGATCCGCTTCAGTAAATTTACTGCCCATCGCACGCAACTCAGCAAAGAGCTGCGCATTATTAAGCTCTACAAAATCGCGGATACTGCGAGTCTCTTGACGAGAATGGAAAGAGAGATAATCAGAAATCACACTCTCTGGATTGATGTCTGGAAAGATGTCATTAAGGATGCCGCGTCTCTGCATCTCGCTGTTGACACGAGCTTGCATGAAGTTGCGCTGGTAGTCATAATCTCCCTGGATCATATGATCCTTCTTAATCATCTCCTTCGTGTAGACACTGTACTGAGTCTCATCAAACATAGATATCTTATGCTTTAGATCTTCAGCACTCCTAGCTGTGATCATGGCAACACCATCATCTGCCATCATAGTGCCAGGATTAGCTTTCACCAGCGCGAAATAAGGATACTTACCTGTGTCAATAGGTGGCGCGTAGAGATTACCAGTTTCGAGAGTCTTGCTAACACCCTGCGCAGCATATCTATCATTAAGCTGCATAATACGAGTATCATTGAGAGTAGTATTAGCACGCTCCCAAGCAGCAGCAGAAGGAGATAGATGATAGAATGTGTGAAGCCCTGCATCAGGAACTCGAACACCTGGATCAACTTTTGCTGCACCTGGGAGAAATCCTTCCGGAGTATAAGCTTTATTCCAGTCTACAATCGCTCCCGTCTTATCCTTAACCAAAGACTTAGTCAGAACTGCTGTGTTCTCATCCAGCCAGTAACGAGCGGCAACTTCCTTAGGAAGGAAGGTGTAGGCTTCTCCTGTTCTACGGCGAGCAGCAATGAAATTGCCGACTTCTGCTGCAACATCAGGATCAGCACGAAGCTTGGAAGCTACTCCCAGCAAGCTATCGCTTACAGTCTTCATCTTATCATTGATGACAGCAGTAATTCTTTGACCAATCCTCTCAGCTTGCTGACCAAGAGTTCCATAAGCTGCATTGCTGAAACTGAAGAAGCCAGGTCCAGAACCTTGAGCATTGGCAGCTCTGCTGTTAAGATCAAACTTCAGGGCAGTAGTATTCTTGGGGCCCAAGTGTTTAATAACAGCTGATTCGGCAGCATCTTTGATAAGCTGTATGCGCATCTGCACATCTTGAAGGCCGCGAGCAATGTTGCCTTCAGATACACTCATGTTGCCGATATTATATTCCAGCTGCACATGATTAACCGACATATACTTCTGCGGGTCAATCATGTAATCTTCAGCTTTAGCAGCATTCATGCCGCTTTCCAGATACTTCTCTGGAACATTAGCTACACGAGAAACTTCTTCTGCTGAGACCTTAGGGTTCTCCAACAAAGTGTGGATCACATCATCTTTAGCATCTCTGATGATGCCTAGCAGATCTGAAGGAGTTGTTGGCAAACCTTCATGTTCAACAATGGTTACTCCTTTAGTCTCCATCTTAGCAATAAACTTCTCGAAGCCCTTCTTGCTGGCAACAGCTTCTCGATACAGCTGCTCCAACATAGGGATATCAGTTGCAGAGATCTCATCACCAGCTTTGATACCGCGAAGCTTAGCCCAAGTGTATCGAGCATTAGCTTCTAGAGGCTGCATCGTAGCCATATCAACAGTATCTGCTGGATCGAAGAGGTAAGTCTCTTTACCTACTGCAAGACCTTTATCAAACAGGCGCGGCTTTGCAATATCTCCAACTACTGGAGATGCAGATGACATAACAGCACCATCTTCAACCCTCATAATAAGAGGAGCGCCAAACAATGGTGCAGAATCTTTAGGCAGCTGTCCAGTTTTCTGCCACAGTTCCTGTTCCTTTTGTGTGAGCGCTCTGCTTTCACCAGGATTAGGTGCACGGCCTTCAATAGCTGGACTGTTCTGGTTTACCCTAATCCTACCACCTTTACTGATCCAGATATCTACTCCATCCTGAAAAGCTTCTTTCTCCTGATTGTATTGCTTGAAAGTGAAGAGTCCATCAGGAGTAGTAATCTGGTCATCCCACTGAGCTACGCGGATGTCTTTCATAGTGTAACCGGGGCGCAGCTGGTAGCGGAGAGTAAGATCAGCCTCTGGAGTGGGCGCGATAGTTAGCAGGGAAGCACTATCTCTGCGAGAGCCTTGAGTGAAGTTGTTGACATAGAAGAAGTCGCCAGTAGGAATGCTAGGCTCATCACCTAGGCGCGAAATCTTAGCAAGACGGCCGAGGCGTTCATAAATCTCCTCATTGCCCATACCTGCTTCTGTTTTCATCTTCATCAGCACATCGAAAAGTGCATTAGCGGGCTCAACATCTTCAGTAGGAGCCAATTGCTGGAGCATAATCTTAGCATCCTGCATAGCTCTTACACGAGTGGCCGCAGCTTGTTTACCAAATGCGCGAGAGGACTCAGGAACAGCAGCGTCGATTTTATCCAGAGAATCCAGGATTGCTACAACTCTATCACCGGCAATGTTAGTGCCATTACTGGTAGCACCATCAAGCCAACCAAAGCGGGTAGTAATCTGTGCGGCCTTGGTAAGGAGATCAGCTTGGTCAATAGCTTTATTGATAGTCTTGCGAGCAATCAATCCTTCAATGCTGCCGCCAATGATGCCACCAGTAAGAGTGCCAAAAGCCAGATGACTGAGAAGATCGCCGTAGCTATCCTCATTCAGAAGAGGAGAAGCTTTCATGGTAGCGATTGTCGCAGTCTCATAAGCAAGAGCTTGCAGCGCCTGGTCTCCAAAACCTAGTGCGATAGCCTTAAACTTATCTGCTGCAAGAGTGTTGTAGATACTGCCACTCTCAGTAATCTCTCCGATGGCATTCTCAATAACAGCAGCTCGTGGCGCACTAAAGATACTAGTTGCGCGCTGCATGATACCAGACATCTTGCCAGCCTGCGCCAGCTTGAGAGCCTTGATCGCCATCATCCCAGGAAGGAAGCTGCCGATAGCCAGGCCTGCTGCTTCGATGCCTTGCTCGTGAGCTTTGTAATAGGAAGCATAACTGTCCAAACCAAGAGATTGCATCTCTTTATCTACAGATAGCTGCTCTACATCGGCGCCGAACATGTTAGCAACTTGTATGCCGGTATTGGCGAAACTATTGACGATGCTAAGCCCAATAAGTGGGACAGCTTTGGTGGCAATATTGCCTAGACTCTCGAAGATACTCGGTTGATCAGCTAGTGCTGCATGACTATCTAAGCCGAATGCGCCCTCACTGTAATCGCCAGTGGTGGGATCAAAGAGACTCATGGTGTGCCAACTCCCAATGGAGCGTAAGTCGGATTATTGAAGCGAGTAACTGCACGTAGCAGCATGCTCTCAATAGCAGCTTTGCTGGTCATATCAATGGTAGTAGTGTTACCGAAACCAAGAACACCAAGACCATCGTAGACAGAAGTTTTAAATCCAGTCATCATAGGTATCATCATCGCAGAGTATTTGCGAGAGGAATTATTATCAGTGATGATGGATTTATAAATCTCACTAAGCTCCTGCGCCATTGCTTCTGGTGTAGCTTTTCCAGAAGTTATAAGCTTCGATGCAGTTGCTAGTAGATCATTAGCGTCTGTACGATAACGAGGATCGGCACCTGCAGTTAAAGCAAGTTCCTGCAATATCTTAGACTGTTGATTGTATGGCGACAATTGTATAACAGCTGCGAGTGGAGGAGGAGAATAGATACCTCCCTCAGGCTTCACATTATTAGCTTCAGACTGCACTTGTGTCTTAATCTCTGCCTGAATCTTTTCATTCCGCACAGAAGGTTCAAGAGTCCTCCAAGTATAAGACTCTTTACCAATAACGCTGTCACGCCAACCGATAAGTTTCTCTCGCACATAATTCATGCTAGGAGTAAGCTTCAAGTTAAGCTCATTAGCGAATTCTAGTGCAGAAGCAGCATTCGGGCCCAGGCTACCATTAGCAAGATCGCTGGAGCGCAGAAGGTTCTCAATAAGTTGCTTAGGTCGTCCATCAGCCATGAGTTTAAATTGCTCAACATTATTGATATCCAATCCTGTGATGCTCTTGATGACTGCAAACTTAGCGTTGATGTAATCTTTAGCTTCCTGAGCAGCCTGAGCATCACCAACTTGTATAGTCTTAAAAGCCATATCAATCTTATGGCTCTCATCTGCATTCTCTTGTTTGTGCTTCTCCATATCAATACGCTCTTGCTCGAAGCCCTGAGCAGTGCGTTGATTGGCTACATTAGCAATAAAGCTAGCCTCCTGCACAACTGCACTGAATTCAGCATGAGTTGTCGCTAGCCGCAATTGCGCAGATTGGATACCAACTTTTGCGACTTCGAGTCCAATCTGACTCTTCTTCAGCAGAGCTTCACCAAGAGCAATCTCATTCATGCCTTGCAGACGAGCTACGCCAGCAGCAGTATCTACTGTAGCATTCAGTTTAATCCTATCATCAGTTGCTGCTGCCATATTACGCAGCACCATCAGATGCTCGTTTCTGTTAGCTACTCCTGCATTATGAGCTTGCACATCAAAGGGTAGAGTAATCTGAGAGATAAGCCAATCAATAGGATTATCCAGGAAGCTCTTGTTCAGATCTCTGTTAATCTTTGCGCCGCTCTGATTAAGAGCAAGAGTCTCATTCTTAACCAATCCAGAGAGCTCTGCAACTACACCAGAAGCAGCACCTGGAGTGAAACCGAATTCTGCAAGTGCGGCCTCATTGTCAGTCTTAAGTTTAAGCAGAGCTTCTTCATTAGCAGTATTAATCCGCTGCTGGCCAGCAGCAATCATATCTGCGCCTTGAACTCCTTGCGCAGCTGCTGCTCCTGCTCCTCCCCCACCACCAATGCCTTGAACCTGGCCAGTAAACTTACTAGTAGCTTGTCTGACAAGATCTACAACATCAATAGCACCAGGATTTACCATCCCAGCTATCGGAGGAGAAGCTTCTCCAGAACCAGAACCTAGCGGTCCAGCACCACCTGTTGAATCAGCCATTGACTGGTTGCGCTCCTGACGCGAGGATAGCGTTCACAAGATCATTAAGATTGTTGAACCTCTTATCTCCACCAATGGCATTTTGCAGCTTATCATTCCCTTGAGCTACAAACGGAATGTTGCTGAAGGCAGTCTTGCCAGTGGAGTTGGGAGTAAAGAGATCAGCATACTTGGTAGGATCCTCTCCTTTGCCAGGAGTATTCTGGCCAATCTGGAAAGGAAGTGTGGGACCATAAGCGATATCGAAACCAAAGATATCAGAGATTTTATTTACTGCATCCAACTGCTTACTCAAGTTAGCTACCTCAGCAGTAGTATCAGCCTTCTGCGAGACAGTATTACCAATAGCTAGATGATGCTGATTATCAATGGAGTTGATGGAAGTGCTGGAGTATTTACTCTCTGGATTAGGACCTAGGAAGCTGCCACCCAAGTTACCCAAGATGCCGCCAATGAGAGCGCCAATAGGCCCACCAGCAAGCAAACCAATACCAGCACCAGCTGCTCCAACACCAGCTTGAGCGTAGTTACCACTAACCAATCCTGGAATGGCCGAACCAATAACTGGAAAGATTTCTCCGAGCCCAAAACCTAAAGCATCTGTGATAGGTGCATTGATAGAGTTGTAGAGATCGCTGATACCGCTAGAAGCGTCAGAGAAGAATCCACCGATCCCTCCGCTTGCAGCTTCTCCAGCAACATCTCCACTATTCGAGAGCGCAATAAGCGCATCTGCCCCTCCATCTCCACCAGCATCTGCAGCAACAGAACCTACCTGACTAGCAATAGGTTGCCCAATCTGACCAGGAAGTTCCGGAGAGCCTAGGAAACCCTGACCTACTGGAGCCATACCAGCAATCTGACTGATATCAGTTGCTTGAGCAGCAATACCTCCAGCTTCTGCACCTAGACCAATAGAGTCCAGCATGTCAGACATACCAAGCTTAGCAGCTACACTGGTTAGGCTATTACCTGCCCAATCGCTAAGCTTATTGAAAGTGTCGCTGTCAAAGAACTTCTTTAGACCTACAGCACCAAGTAGAGAAGCTCCAGCACCCAGAAGATTACTGGTGCTGAGAGGAGAAGCAGTAGAACTAGTGCGATTGCTGGTAAGATTCTCATTGCTGTTACCTGCCGTGTTACTGGTGTTGGCGGTATTCCCAGTAGTATCAGTGGTCCTCGTAGCTGCTGCTAAAGCCTGCGCCGCCTGATTAGCAAGACTCTGCTGGCCAGTCACATACTGTAGCACTGCAGAAGATGCAGAAGCTGTAGCATTATTCGCGGCCTCTTGAGCAAGCAATCCGCGCGTAGAAGTATTATACAATCCTGACGCAGCTTCCTTAGCAAGCACTGGCGTAAAAGCCAAAGTAGCTTGCCGCATGATGTTCTGAACAATAGGATCAACTGCGGAAGGATTAGCAGCATTATTCTGTGCCTGCTGCAACTGAGCAAGCAGGGCTGCAATCGCCAGAGGACTAGCACCATTCACAGCACTCTGAGTAGTGGTGCCATTGTTGACAGTGCTAGTGCCGCTCTGCACTGTTTTGCCAGCAGTATCCACTGTCGAAGTCTTACCACTACCAAAGATCAGTGGAAGGATCTGCGCAGCAGTTTTAGCTAGATCACCTAGCGGACTCTGGTAGTTAATCTGTCCTGATGCTTCACCGGCCATCTTAATGTCTTTCCTGCTGCCTACTACTCTACACTAAGGAGGCTATCTTGCAAGTAGTGATTAGTTGATCTTAACAAATGGAGGGATCTGACCAGTTCTCCAAGCAGAAGCAATGCCCAGAATACCGTAAATTATAGCGATGAAACCAAGAATCCATTTAAGGATCTTTCCAAGACTCAGTAACAAGGTTGCGCCACCACGAATATCTCGTAGAAGCTCTACCATTATCGCAGTATCTGAGATAAGCTTACTTACCTTATCATCCATTTCCTTAGATCGACGTTCATGAGCTGCCATTCTAGCCTCCAAATGGGCAAAGCGTTCCTCATTCGTCATCCCCGGCATCCTTGACTTATACTCAGTGTTGTATCCAGTAATGTAGATTTACCAGAATTTTATCTGGTTCTACACAGATACCTACGTATTGCTCTATATTTCCAGGTAGCGCAGGCGCCGCAGCTGAAAACTGGCCATTGACGGAACTCAAATAATATCTGGTGCCGATCGTAGCTCCAACAGCTTCTGCGACACCAGAATGAATAGTAATCTCTCCTACATCACCAGACAAAATACCGCCTGTCGTGGAGCAAAAACCATCAGCAGGACGCGCGCTAGTTGTAGCGTTAGCATTTCTTACCTTCGTAACTCCGCCAGAGGCATATAAACTAACAAGTGCACCGTAGACTATATTCTCAGTGGCTTCCACATATAGGCGATTAAGATTACCTGAGAGCACAGTATCCAGTTTACCTGCTAGCAGGCTCCACTGATCTTGATTTCGCGGCCCTACACCACAGTAAGTTGTAAGAGCTAGAACTATCTGCTCTAAGATCTCTCTTACTTCCTCGAACGCTCGCTGTTCTGGCTCAGGAAGCGCATCAGCATGGACAAGTCTACGACCCATCTTGAAGTTGATTGGAGAAACAAATGTGAGACCTGCGCTCATACATCTGCTCCTCTACTAGTGAAAGTATAAACTAGGCTAACTAGATTGAACTGTCCTATGAACAAGCTGCTGATGTTTAGTCCAGAAGTAAATCTCATGCATCTGCGCATACGAGAAGCTACAGCCTGGAAGGCTTTAACAGGAGGCGCCAATGTCTTACCATCATAGCTTGGGAGGACATAGTAGTTAAAAGTGTTGAAATCTCCTACAGTATCCACTTCGCAGATCTGATGCTCAATACCAATGTTGCGCTGCATCTGGTATTTACCGATTATCAGCACACCATCAGCTGTAGTCTCAGAGATATCAAAATTCACTGCCTTCACTTCACCATTACTGGTGATGAAGCAGAAGTTATCTTTATTAGTCTGTCGCGGATTTACTGCGCTGGAGAGAGAGTCGTATGTTGTCTGACTAAGATCCGCATAAGTATAAGTCATCAGGTCTCCGTAAGTCACTCCGGAGTTTATGGTAGGGAAGTTCCACTCGAAGCAAGCAACATGATCCAGCTTAAGCTTCCCATATCGCTTAAGCATCAGATCATAAACAATAGCATGAGTGAAGTTGCTAATATCTTTCCCATAGCTAAGAACTAGATATCGCGCACCAATGAACTGGATGCTGCTGAACAACTGGAAACCTAGATACTCTGAAGATAGCTGAAGAGTGATCTCGTTGAAGTCCTCAAATATTCTAGCAGCCAGGAAATCAGAGAGTTCATTAAATTCTGCAGTATCAATCAATCCATCAAATTTCTGGATGCCATTACTGCTGCGAACAATATTATAACCAAGATTACCTTGAAACGCGATCTGATAGATGTTGTCAACACCAGCACTCCCAGGTATTTCTTTGAATGCAAAAGGAAACTGTTCGTTTGAAGTCGATTTCCCAAATACAGCATTGCTGGCATAGACTATGATGCCATTGCTTACACTGGTAATAAAGTTAATATCTCCTTCAACTTCCTCACCAGATCCAGATCCGGCGCCAGTTGCTAGGCTAGGAACAAAATCCAGAGGATTAGTCAAGGAGCTCCAAGCAATAACAGTTTTAGTCCAGGCAATAAGATAGCTACCTGAAGCCGCGATGCCGATAATATCAGCTGCAACAAGTCCTGTTAAGACAACCGGCACCAATTGTAGAGTGCCGTAATCATACTTATAACATCCTACATTGGCGTAGTAGATATAAGTTTCCCCGTGCACATATGCTGAAGTTACCAGCACATCAGGAGGAACAGTACCTGAGAGATTTACAGGATCAGGATGCCAGAAGCCATCTGAGCCATCATAGATATAATTCTTGCCGCTAGAAGGAGATAGCAGAAGTCTCTGACCTGTGCTGAGCTGAAGTGGTATGATAGCACCAAAATCTGAAGACCCTATCAATGCGGGAATATAAGTGCGGTAGCCTACACTCTGATAACCTTGCACTGTAGGCATACAGTTGTGCATGTAAAAAACTTGCGGAAGTCCTTTATCGACTACCACATTAGGAAGATTAAGAGTTGTCTTATCATAATTCATATCCGCGCCAGGAATGATAATGCTCCTGCCCCAAAGCTCTGTAGCTAAGGGAACAAGAGCAGAATTCAAATTTGCGCGAACCGTAAGTTCAGCCATGAAGCTTACTCCAAGTTAATGTCACCACCATCAATCGAGATAATGGCATTAGGGGAAGCCACATTCATCTGAACATTTAGAAAGAAGTTCTGGTTAATGGAGCTATCTACAGTCAAAGCACTAGTAGCAGCATAATTAGCTTGCTGTGCCTGAGCTACACTTGCTCCAGAACCGGAACCATAAATAGTCCACTCTCCAAAACCACGCTGTATGTTAGCAGCTGCAATATTCTCTAGCTGAGACTCAAATTTGTAAGCGTAGCCCAAACCCGCAGTAGGTAACACTATAGATGAACTAAAGAATTGAGTAGCGCCGTAGTTGAGTGTGAAAACAAATTGAACATTTCCACCGGTATTATTAACGCATTGGCCCCAGAAAACAGAAGAGAGTCTCCTATTAGTTCCAAGCATAGTTCCTGGAATTAACGTAATGAACACCGATGTAAGAGCAGCACTGTTGCCTATTGCAAACGGCACAATCGGAGCAAAACGCTGCGCCATAACTGCTTTAATAGTTCTGAATTCTTCTGCGGCTGTCCCTGCTATGTTACCTGCTACAGGCTCACTAGCTTTCCAAGCAGTAGGAGCATATGCCATGATTTTGCTCCTTAGATGATGGGATTATGGATAACAAAATTAAACTGCACATTACCTGTAGCAGCAGCATTTCCTGTAATCAGGAACAATCCATCATTAGGAGTCACAGTGACTCTAGTTAATGTAGCATCATGCGAACCTTCAAGCTGTACCTGCACGATGCTCTTAGCAAAGCAACAGTTATTCACAACAATCAGAGTTGTGCGACCTAGAAGGATAAAACCTCTTCCGCTGATGGAGTTAAGTGTAAGACCTACAGCAGGCACCAAATTCTCTGAATAACCCAGCCTGAAGCCTTTAGCCAGTGACAACTGACCTTCCAGCTTAGTTCCAGACAGACTAGAACCTACAGGAATATAAGTAAAATTTGCAGCATCCACTGTGATGGTAATACCATCCAGAGATACATAAGGAACACAGCCGACAGGAGATGCCGGTAGAGTCAGTTGTCCCCAGATAGTTGATGGATTTCCCATGATTATCTCGCTGTAGCTGTTACGTTGCTGGTAACAATAACATTACGCCATCTGGCAGCTTCACCAGTCTGCGGATTATCATATGCCCGCGCCTGTTCTTGCTTACCAGTGTTGGCAAAGATCTTAGATGCTGTGCAGGCAACGACAGCATAAGGATATTCTCGTGCAATCCAGCTGTCAAAAACTCCGGCGCTGTTAACATCCAGATTAGGGAATGCAAACCAGCCTACGAGCATATACTGCAAAGGAAACTTGCTACGGAAATAAAGAGATCCGGCTGACTGGTAGTAGACATTGTAGACATCATTGCCATACAAATCGAAGACACCAGGAGGATCTGCTTCATAGAAGATCGCCATGCTCTCATTAAAGTTGGTTGCACCATACTTGTCAGTGAGAGGGGGAAGGATACTAGTATTCTGCTGGAACTGCGACAAGCTAGGATCATTACGTCGCGCCCAGGCGATGTTCCTGTAACGAGGCAAACCTGCAGTTTCTACTTCCTGCAGGTTACTAACTGTGTCAAAAACAAACTCTGCTTGTAGCCTATCCTTGATGTAATACTCTGAAGTATGCAGCTGCATCAAGGTGCTTTTAACTGCCTGTGGAATAGTCTCATCTCCACCATCTGCAGTAAAGCCGAAGTCTGGCCGCTTAGTGTCCAGCACAACAGCTGCTACAATCTCTGCAAAAGTCATACTGGACACTCCTCTTTAAACATCTTAGCTAGCAGTGTTGCCGCCCAGCTGATCAGTGCTGGCAATATTCTTCAACATCAGACCCTGCAGCTTCACACCAAGATCAGCAGATCCATCAATGCCAGCAATCTTAGCTGCATCTGCTTTATCACGTTCCAGATCAGGTTGCTCACCAGCAACAATTGGAGTTGTCAGGCCCATCTCAGCGCGCAGTTCTGCTTCTAGCTTCGCTCGCAACTCAGACTCCATCTCTGCGCGAACTTCTGCTTTGATGGTGTCAATGGGATCAAGTTGCATCTTGATTTCACGAATAGTAGCAGCATCAGCTTCCGTAATCAGAGGATGCCCGCCCTTGATTTCATTACGCAGATACTCAATCTGCGCTAGCACATTGGTGCGGAAATGGCCATTCGTGAAAGCCAACTTTGTTCCCTGCGGCGTGAACATATTGGCTGTAGTCATGCTGCAAGTGAAGTAGACATAGTCATGCGCAAACTCAACAACATCTGGCGCGGCTTTAGTTTCTAGAGCTGGAACAAAGTTTCCAGGGATCTGCCCAGGCTGGCCCAGAAGAGGATTGAAGCTACCACTCATTTTACTGTCCTTCCTTCATGAAAAATTAGCCGACTTTAGGGCTCGGCTAACACCCTTGGATGCAGCTATTAACCAACAGCTGCAGCAGTGAAGTTGGTGAGAAGTGCGTTTGCAGGCGGGTTCTTGACCAGGCAGGTGGTCTCAGTAGTCAGAGTGCCACCAACAGCGTCAATACCATTGTCGCAGGGCTCACCATCCAAACCAAACTCAACATTCTGAGTCTTACGATTACCCAGATATGCCAGATTGAAAGTGGACAGATCTACTGCCACACCAATCTTACTCCACGAAGCATTAGTATTAAAGAGCGGATGCTCAATAATACGGAAAGTTCCACGGGCAATCTTGATAGTCTGGAATTGCAGACCCCAAGAAGTCTGGCCATCCACCATGTAGTAAGTACCATTCAAGCGACCAATGTTGTTGATCACCTTACGTGCAGTGCCGCCAACAAACATAATACGTTCATTGGCAACTTTAGGATCAGTAGCCTGATTGAAGCACGGATCCAGCGCAGCTTCGAACTGCGTGTAGTTTGTAGTGCCGCCCAGAACAGTCACATTAGCAGAGCTGTAGCTAGGAGGATAATAAGCCAGATTGCTGACGATGTTAATCAGGCCATCCATTGTGCGGAAAGGTTGGCCATTACGAGTGCTAGCATACTTCTGTCCCCAGAAGAGCGCCTTCTCGATATCAGCTGCATGAAAAGCTGCGCAATCTTGACGATTTTCAGCAATCGTCGTGTCTCCAGCAATCACTTCAGTAGCAGCAGCAGAACCACTGATAGCCCAAGTATTGCGGAAGATCTGCGTCAGATTGCTCACTCGAACAGGAGTGATAGAAACAGCATTAGGACGCAGAGAAGCTTCTTCGAAAGCAGTGCCTACCTGATACAGATTGACGCTACCAGCAATAGCAGCAGCAGCAACGCTGCCAACACCACGCTGCACAGAAACCTGATCAATCGCCAAGATAGCATTGATGAGGATATTCTCACCAGTAGTATCCACGCGCATCAGCATACCAGGAACCACATTCAAGGTGCTGGTAACAGTGAAGTTGGTAGCAGCAGCAGTAGCACCTGCACCTGTCAGAGTCAGCTGAGGAAACAGCATCGTCTTGGTGAAGAAGCCATGCTCAGGCTGCTTAGCAGTTTCTGAGCGCAGCATGCTGGTAAGCCCAAACAAAGGAGCATTACCATTTGGCATCAGACGCGTGATCATAGCAGCAAAAGACTTTGCTGCAAAATCCATCGGGAAACTGTTGTTGTTCAGAATACCAGTAGTCATAATCCTAATCCTTCACATGCATGCCAGTATAGACTAGCTGCTAAGATTACAGGGTAGAGCTGCGCAGAGAATCAATCTGAATGCGCGGGAAGAATGTAAGTGGAGTTCCACCAGCTGCCGAAGTAGCAGTAGCATTGGCGCTAAGAGTGACACCAACAACGCCACCCTGACCCTGTGTTACACCCAATACAGTAGTGCCAGCAGAGATGCCAGTGCCGCTAACTCCCATACCAGGAGTTACGGTAACAGCATTAGGAGCTGGACCAATCGGATAAGCTACCAAGCCAGGAGGCAGCACAAAAGTAACTGTAGGATTGGCGTTAGTAGTATTACTTTGAAGTGAGATCTGCGGAGTACTGTTCAGGATAGTGAGTAGGTATTCTCGCACGAGACTCGCAGCAATATCCAGAGTGCCGGTGCCTGCCACAACTCCAGTGCCCGCAGCAAAGGTAAGAGCAAATGCAACAGTGTTCTGCACCAGCAAACGGAAAGTAGACCCATTCAAGCTAACAGCTTGCTGACCAGCACCAGTAAGCGAATTCAAGATATTCTGAGCTGTATCCGTGGTATCGGTATAACCTGCACCAGGACCAGAGCGACGAATGATGCCACGTGCAATCAAATTACCAGTCCAGGTGTCACCTACAGCAGTAGTAAGAGCATTGACGCTCTCACCACCTGCAAGTAGATCTCCAGGAGCCAGAAACTCTGCAGTAACACCGCCACGATTGATAAGAGGACGTGCGAGAGCCATAATACACCTACTTAGTTACGAGGGTTGAGAAAAGAAGATGCTCCAATCTCCGTCACCAGCTTGCTGAGCCTGCTTCTTAAGAGTTGCTTGATCTGGTGCTGCAGTTACTTGCAATCCCTGGGACTCAAGAATACTCTTAGAGATGTCAGTCATATATTTGGTAGTATATTCAGTAATCTCTGACGCGCTAGCTTGGGGATATTGTTGCCGAAACTGTTCTTCCGCTTGCCTGACCAGAGGAGCAACTGCTGGATTGGCAAGTGTAGGAGCTTTTTCCCTGATGCCAGCTTCAGTAGTAAACTTACGCATCAGTTCAGGAATAACAGAGGTTTCATACTTATTGGCTTGAGAAGTCAGAGCCTGCTGCACTAGCTGAGCAGTAAGAACTGTGCTCTGCTGGAAACCTTGTTGAACCGCTTGATTGAGGACATTTGCAAAAGCAGTAGTATCACCGCTCATAGCTTTTGTCACCATCTCAGGATCCATACTATTGGTAAAATCCATGCCTTTAGTATGTTCGGCTAGCTTACCCACATCCAGGTTAAATTGCGGCACAGCCGTTGGAGTGGTGGGAGCACCTTCCTTCTTTGTATAGAGATCCTTGTAATTAGCAAGTGGTGATTCGTCGCCCTTTCCAGCAGCAGGAATAGCAGGATTGGATCCATCAGATTGAGGAGTTTTATCATTTGGAACAGTCGGATTGTTGTTCACATGCGGAGAAACAGTAGGTTCTACTCGCATACCTTCAGCAGCGCGTCGCTGATCTTCTGCAGGATTAGCAGATCCCAGACCCATAGCCCCACGAAACGCATCCATAATACCAGCCATGTCACTTATCCTTCTTCGTTGTCGTCATCATTTTGAATAGGCTTTCTGAGAGCATCTTCATGCTCTCGGATAAGTTCTGAGAGAAGATTAAAAGCTCCTTGACATTCTACCAATCTAAGCTTCTGTCCAATCTCGAACTTATTCTGATCTACTGGCAAAGTAATCATTTCCAATGCCAGTGCAGCTCTTTTGGTTTTGAGCTTCATAACATTGAGAGGACTGAAGATAGAAGCTTCTCGTTCCTCTATCTCATTAAACTCATACGTCTGAAACTCGTTTTCAATAAACTTAACCATTTCTGTTACCTAACTTCCTTGTGTTGACATTACTCCCATAGCTTCTGGAGATGTCGGAACTCCACCAGTCTGTTGCTGTTGTGGAGCTTGAGGCATCGGAGTTTTAAACTCCGCACCTTTCTGTGCAGCAAGAGCAGCAGCTTGTTGCCAAGCACCAAGAGCTTGCTCATACTGAACCTGTTCAGGAGTTTTCTCAAAGGGCTTAAGATCAACTCCACGCTGCTTCATAATATAAGAGAACAGCGGCGACATATTATACCCTGCTGCAATCTGCGGCGAAGAGCCAATAACTTGCAGACTCATACCCCACTCATCAGTGCTGAGCAGCTTATCCTCTGGCAGCATCCCGTCACTAACCTTGAACTGGACAGCTTTCTGCCTAAGCGTTTGCATCTGCACAGGAACAGCAACGCCGCTGCCAGGAAGTGTAATCTGCGCATCAGTCTGATATTGCAGTATGTTCAGCTTGATAATCTCTTTCAACGGAATAAACACTTGTTGCTCAGTAGCGAGCGCCATCTGCTGGTTCCTGGTATTCCCATGCCCCATAGTATCTTCATACTCGCGCCTAGTCTTATTACCTTTCACAAACTGGCCTTGTTGAGCAGGGTTCTGGCCATTCGTCATATTAGCCATATTCTGGATCAAACTAGCAGCTTGCAGGAAGCTACTAGTTGCCTCATCGCGATAGGGGAAAGGAAACACTGCCTGGTCCAGAGGCTTGCCATAAGCGCTGTTGCGCACAGGTATCTTAGCTGCTGGATTCTTGCTGTTGATATCAGCTTCGCGCACACGACTGGGATCATAAAGAACTCGATCACCTACCAATCTACGTTTGCTGGCCATGAAGCCATTCCAAAGTGCAGAAGCCACACTCTGATAAGCTTCTACATTGGACGCGAAGCTCTTAGTTTGAAGCTCCAAACCATCCTCTAGTGGTTGACCGAAAAGGATAGGCAAATAAGAATGCACATTAGTCTGACGTTCAGCAACAACTACAACCTGGCCATTGACGATAACAAACTTCCACACCTGTGGAGTGTTCTTACCAGGAGTATCTAGACTGAAATCACTGGGCAGGATACGCGCATAGAGTGTAGTAAGGATATAGGTATTCTGATAATTAATATTAACAGTCTTGCGATACTCTAATCCATTAGCCCACTGCATCCAGTTGATGCTACCAGAATTCTTATTCAGTGTAGGAAATGGATTGATACTAGGAATGTAGTAACCGAAGGGCGCGTTAGTGGTAACAAGAGATGTGCCACCACCCCAGCTACTAGCAAGTGCGCGCTCAATCAATGAAGGAGGAACTGACGTTCCCAGATCATTCATGAATTGCTTGAACTGAACACGAGATATAACTCTGTTGTATCCTGCATACTCTCCTTCGATATGGATCCTAGAAGGAGCTACTCGCACATCAAAGAAGGTATTATAAGGATCCATCCTACGCAATTTGTTTCCGTGCCTAAGCACAGGTTTAGCTTTCATGCCACCCGCACTACCAGTGTCATTCACAACATCAAATGTAGTGCTTGTATCCCAGCAGCATTCAATGCCGTGGAAGTTATACTTAAGCCCATCCCTGAAGAACAGGCTCAATTCGCGCGCCCAACTGTAAGCAACACTGTTCTCAGCAATTACTGCTTCCATCATTGTTGCAGCATCCATATTTGTAGGATCTGCCGCTACACCAAAGATGGGATAACCTGTAAGAAACACATTCGTATAGTAACCCATAGCAGCCTCAACTTGAGGCATGACAATAGGAACTGTGACATTCTCAAAAGCATTAGCATTACCTTTGCGCACCTGTGTTCTAGCTTGCCACTCATCTTGAGTATAATCTTTCTCTCTCATATAGAGACGATCAACTTCCTCAAATGCATCTCGGATAGGGAAATTCATGAATACATTAAGTTGTGCGCTATTAGCATATCCAATGATGGCCTGCTGCTGATCATCAGACAAATTCGTGCGTGAAAGAGTTCCGGACATACTCTCTATCCTTAAAACAATTGATTATCGTCGACAACCCCTGCAGCAGTGATCTCACTGATATGCATCGCTTCCGGAGTTATCATTTCATTTCCGTAGAGTTCAATAGCTTTGTGCGAGTAAGTCAGAAGATCCAAGATCCCATCCTTGTTATCTCGCTTGATAGGGTTCCAGTTTGCAATCTGGTGAGCTACAAGATTACGCACTTCAGGATGCAGGAATAGATCTCCTGAAGTCAATGTTTTCAACATATCTGAGATACGTGCATTCTTGCTGGCATTACCAGTATAGATATCCACACAATCTATACCAGAGATGCCGAGCTGCTGACAGATAGTGTTGAACCAGAATAGGAAAGTATACTGATAACTCGTGGACTCTACTACCACCAATCGCACATTATACTTCAAACAAAACAATAGAGTCCTTCTAATAGTATTCGCTGGTGAGAGCTTCTCTTCAATCACTCTCCGCAATCCTGGCTGTCCATCATATACTTCAAACAATCCAATAGCAACATCATCACCACCAGTCTTATTGCTGGCAGGATCGATAACTATGAACTTACCTTGAGGGTTCTCGTCTTCTCTCCAGGGCCAATCTTTAATCTTTCCTAGATCTACCCTGTTGTTAATCCCCGCTTCAGTATCGTTAAGCACTTCAGAGAAGAAGATCTCAGGATGCCCTAAACTGATATCATTATCTAGCTCTTGCACTAGCGAAGCTAAGGGCCGCAATTCTGGCCACAGCGCAGTTCCATCCGCGAGAATAGCTCCACTGATAAACTTCACCCAGGTAGGATTATTCTTCAGCTTCTTCAAGATGCTATTAGGACCTGGATACATATTACCAGCAAAGATGAACATGCAGCGAATAGGACTCTTAGCTTTCATAGCTGTAGCAATCATCCAACGTTCTAGAGCACCAGATTGTATCTGAGACTCTGAACACTCCTTACTCTGAATATCATCAAAGATCATAAGATCAGGGCGCGAATTCTTAATATTCAACCCTCGAAGTGCACCACCAGCACCAATTGCTGCAAGAATTACTGGTCTACCTCTGAAACCAAACTTCTTAAGATCCTGCCTGTCAGTTTCAATCCCCTGACGCCAGTAACCATAGACTTTCATAATGTTCGGCTCATTAAGCATATCCTCGATATCTGAAAGGATATTAACAGCCTTTTTCTCAGTCTCAGCCAGTATAAGTATGAAGGTCCTGTTGCTGTATAGGACACAGTATAGAATAAACAATTTGATCAGTGTAGTCTTAGCATGACCACGCGGAATACCTAGAGCAATCTGTGGATTTGTCCCCTCCTCATCCAGACTCTCCACCAACAACTGCCAAGCAGCTTTAAGAACAGGAGGGAAACCAAACTTGAAAGTTGTAGGCATAGCCAGACCAGCAAAGAAATCCAGATCTATCTTCGCCAGCTCCTTGACTTTATCTGTCTCAAAGGAACCCTCTTCAACACTATCCTGGATAAGCGACTCTTCTTCAGACGCACCAATAGCTTCAAGTAAAGCTGCTTGTCTATTACGCGCCCTCAGTTCATAACCTAATCCAGACATAGCTGCAACCCTTCCTACTTACCTGCTCGCGCCTTCGACATAGCTAGCAATTGCGCCGCATGCAGTCTATCCTGTTCTGCTGCTACTTCTTTACTCCAACCGGCACTGCTCATATTATATATGGCACCATCTCGCATAGGAGATGTGCATACATGCATCTGGAAGTCCAACTTCTTGCCGCAATTCTCACACTGCAACTTAATATCAGACATCATCAACTCCTATCTCTCGTGCAGCAGAGGGCAGATAATTACTTACATGCGCGTATCTCTTAGATGCCTGAGCAGAAGTAGCTTCTGAACTCAACTTCCGCAGCAACTCATGAGTAGGCATTGTGACCATCGTCTGGTCTCCAATCTGCACAACTTCACCCGCTTGATTAACTACAAAATTCCGTGTAGCCGCCGCTGGGATGGTCAAATTAACAATCTGCTGTACTGCAATCACACTCTCATGAGCAGGTTGCCCACGACGCACAGCACGATTAAGCACAGCAAACATAGAAGTAAGCTGCTGCGGCTTATAAACTGTGTCTACCAGCTCAGACAACCTAGCCAAGATCCTGTCTTCCAGGCTATCAATCTTCTTATCCCGCTCATTCGCAGCTGACAGATGCTTAACTCTAAGGGCAGCGACCTCCTGAGAGAAACCATCTTCTGACATCAACTGCGAGATATAAGAAGGAGTGCAGCCAACTGCGGAAGCAACAACCTCCGCAGAAAGCCCATTACCCAGCAGATCTCTAATCCTTTCTCGGCTAACAGCCATAATAAGCAGCTCCTCGGCTTTACGGTGCTGTATAGAAACTCTCTGGTGCCAGCCCCATGGCCACAATACACTGGCTCCATCCACGCGCAGAAGGATGAATACCATCAACTGTGAACTGACCAATAGGATGCACCATTGGCGGATAACTGTAACTCGCACCAGAGTTAACAACAGTGTAGTTCGTAACCTGCCCACCTACAGATGTCACAGCATTAACTACAGCACCCTGACCTGTAGTGTTGGGATAAGGCAGAACCACACAAGGATATGTAGTGCTAGCAGGATAACCTGATCCGGCCGAACCATTACTAGCATATGTTGCAAAAGTTACTGACTGAATTCCTTGATTAAGCATCGTGGGGAAGCCACGTGCAAGAGCAGTAACTGCTGGAGCTCCTGGATCACAAGGCCATTTACCAGTATCTTGAGGATCAATAGCATGGCCTAGATCAAACACTCCTGCTAGTCCCATACTGGCATAATTTGCCAGCAATGTCGCATTATATGTCTGCCTGATAGCTTCATTAGGAACAGAAGCTAGTGTCTGATTACCTATCGTCAGCCAAGCATCAGTAGAAGTAGTTCTAGGTCCTACAGTAACTCCCCAGCAACGACGACCTTGAGCATTAAACATGTCTGCTGTAGCTTGAACATACCCTAGCAATGTCGCTGCAGAAGTGCCGCTCAGGAAGATATCATTGTGCCCATACTGGATAATAACATCTGTGACTGCATTCCGCAGAATAAGGCATCGGCCCTCATGACGAGTATTCCAGTTGGCGAAAGTCTCACCAGCTCTGCCTAGATTGATGAAAGGAATTTGTCCTCGCATCGCTCGTCCCCAGCCATTATATCCAACAGCCTGATCTACAGAGTCTGCTGCAAGTGCGGCGATACTATCTCCAATAATCCCAACTACTGGAATAGGAGTCTGCATAGAAGCATATATTGCAGGTGCAAGTCCTTGAAGTGCGGTTGTGTTAGCAAGAACTGTGTTATTCAAGCTGTTATCAGCAAGTCCAGTTCCTCTATTAGTCCACTCTCCAGCTTGCTGCGAAGCACTCCATTGTGCAGACCACAAAGTTCCAGTCCAGGTGATGTAACTCTTAACTGCGAATTGCGCACCTGCAGGGATGTTAATAGGAAGAGGATCGCTCTTATAGAATGTGCGCCCCGGCGTAACTACAACATTGTCGGCACCATTGAAATAAAGTCTTTGCGGCGTCGACCCAAGAGGATATTCCACAGAGACCTTAGCAGTGAAAGCATTTGGGATATCAGTTTCAGGATTATTCAAGCCAGAACCAGTGAAAGCTAGAACAATATCACTGATCTTACTCGCTGTCGGAGCGAAACAGATCTTCCGCGAGTTCAGACTATTATTCACCGCATCCGCAAAACCAGCTTCAGCCATAACAAAGTTGCTGTTACCGATTGCGACCGACTGCATCCGCTGCTGCAGCCTCTCTGGAAGCATCAAGGGAAAACTCGTAACTGTATTATACGGATTACTCCGCGCCAGCCTTGCTAGCAGATCTGCAGAAGGAGAAACCACCAGCTGATCTGCAGGGTTCTGCTGAAAGCTACTCAGATAATAATTACCTTGAGCGTTAATATAAACCGCCATTGACCTTCTCCTTTAATCGGGAAAACTGGTTACGCAAAAATCTTTTGGAACAGTTGCTTATATACAGGAACCATCAGTTCCATCCCTGCATTATTACTATGAGCACCATCAGAAGTCAAGCCAGGAGCATAATTCCAGGGCGCATTATTGTCACAAATAGCTGAAAGTGCGTCTACTCCATACGCGCCATTCTCGATAATGTTTCCTATAAATGTGCGCACATTATTAAATAAAGTTGTTGCATTAGTCCCATTCCATGCTGGCTGGCAACCTTCCGCAGTATTATAGATGGGAATTACACCCTTATTTTTGTATTTATTTGCTAGTGCCATATTCTTAGCAGCTAGATTAGACAAAATAGCAGCAGTAGCACCGTCATTTGCACTTAAGTATTCACCTATAATACCACTTACATCCATAATCTTCATCCAGTTATCTGCTTGCGGCAGATAAAAAGGACTCGTTTTACCTCCCCATCCCAATGATGTGCATACGATAGGAAATGCAGGAGTAGATAAATCATAAGCAGCTCGCTGATAAGCTGGAAATCCGCCAGGAGTCCCACCAATAGATAGACTATCTCCTGTGCTTACAAGTTGTAGACCTTCTGTAACTGACAATACTTGAATACCAAGCACGCTGTCTCGGGCAATAGCAGCATTCGGAGTTCCATCTGGCGCAGTAAGATTGCCAAGCCAAGTGCAGCTAGTGGGATCTGTCAATGAAGCTGCGTTACCAGTGCTGCTAGATAGGCTAATGAAATTACGTCCACGCGCTTGAGCATTAGGAAGATTAGGGAAGCTGACAGTACTACCATTTCCCCAGCAAGCGGCTGAACCTAATGCATATCTACTATAAACAAATAATAGTGGCTGACGGCCGCCATCAGTTCTATCAATTGTCTGCACAGGTGTCCAGTCACCAAATACTGGATAATATACTACATCTGCGTTTGGTACATTACCGCCATTCGCAGGCATGACAAAACTTGTAGCTACAGGTGCAGAGTTAATTGTCCAGTCATCAGATGCATAAGCTGCCTGGCCTGCTGCGTAGCTGGTAACATTTGCTGTAGCCCAATCAAAACCAACAGTTACACCTACAGTATCACCAGTAGGAATACCTGTAGCTTTACCTGGCACCAAATTACCGTTAGTTATATTAATGGCAGACGACACAAAAGCACGACAACCTAAAATATTCATAGTTGCATTAAACGGCATAGCAAAAATCGGGCGAAATGCTACAATATGAGACTCAAGTGGATAAATTGTGCAATAAGTAAAACTGCCACCAGCGTAAGGATTGGCACTATAAAATACAGCAGAACCGCCATTACCTCCTAGCATATAAGTAAATTTATTTGTCTTCTTAAATTTACCTCCTGTCAATACTGGTGTATAAGCATCGAACAAGTTACTACGCAGCAATGAGTTAATCAAATTCGGAGAAGGATTAGCAATTTGACTATCTGCAACATTTACTGGAATAGGTGCCAGATACATCTGTCCACGACTATTTATGTAAACATTTTGTGCCATCTCTTCTAACTCCTCACAACGGTGTTACCGAATTACCTAAGTTAGCTATCTAAACTAATCCAACTCTTCTACCAGCCACCCTACTCCACCTTCCTCCTACCATCTACAGGTGATATATCACTGGTGTTGTTTAGTTTGTAGGTTAAAAAAGGTGAAAAAGTTTAGAAATTTGGGGAGAATGGTTGAGAATAAGCAACGGCTCAGCTTCAAAAAGGGTTCCGCCCCCCTGGCTTACTGTCAGCAGCGTCATTATAACTCTGCTTATCATAACCATGGTTATCATCTGCCACCTTATCATAACCCTGCTTATGATAACCCTGCTTATCATCTCTCTGCTTATGATAATGGTAGTTATCATTGGTAGTGGTCAACCATACCGCCACTCATTGTAACCACGCTTATGATGTCAGCCCTGATTATAAGCCAGGATATCATAACATATGTTATCAGTAGGGGAAGCTACTGACTGGTAGGATTAGGGACTGGGGAGTAGTGCTGGCTACCGCGCAGTAGATTAACTATTTGTAATGTTTTACAACCGCTGGTTGGTTGTGCTGCACTGCAACACGCCGCTACTTTGGCGGTGTGGGAAACCACAGCAACGGACATGCCTATCACTTAGGAGAGTTATCGAATGGAAGCCTATCAGCTAATCAGCTCGCTGCGGAACATTGAACAGATAAACGCTGGCATGTTCCCGGTCATTTATCTGGACATTCCGAATTGCCCACGGATCAGCATTAGCAAACAAGCAGCTATTGCGCTGCTAGCTTCATGCAAAGCCGAATATTACGATGACGCCATGGCAAGCTCCCACAAAGCCTGCCTCACCCTTCGGATACTACAGGAAACAAAGTTCGCTCGCGTAGACTGACTTAGACGGTAGCAGGGTGGATGTTTTCAACCATCCTGTTTCCGCCTAGCGCAGTTGCTAGGAATCAATCCAACTAGGAGCCTTATCACTATGTCTGTATCTACATCCACCACGACCGCGCTGGTCACACCCACTTTCCACGCTCCTCTTGTTCCCTATAGCGTCAATCTGGATACCGCTGTTGCGCGTTCCTTGGTTCCCACCGGCTGTGACACCATCATCATCAACTGGAAAACTCCACAGGCAGAGAAGGGGAACGCCAGTTACCAGAAACCTCCGGCCGTTATCGTTCCGCTGCCTGCCATTGCCTTCGCTGTTGAGCCTGTTGAGCTTGCCACGCTAGTCGCATCCGCGCTCAACCAACAACGTGAAAACATCATTCGTGACTGCCTGACTGTGTTCATGCGTGACTATCCTGGCACACCGCTGGTTAACTGCCAGCTTGAACCCGCGCTGTTCTCTGTAACTGGCATCCTGGCTTATCAGGCTTCCAAGGGCGAGAAACAAGGCAAGCTCTCCAAGGCAATCATTGCTGATTGGTTCAAGGAGCACATTCAGAATAGCCTATTCGCTAAATTCCAAGCTGTCCCCAACGCTACGCCAGCGGCCATCATTAACGGGGTGGGTAACTACAAGGCAGCGTTGGAGAAGCTGGCAGCGCCTTCCCCTGGCTTGAGTGTTGCCAAGGCTAAAGAGCTTCTGAACGTGGTAGGACTCTGCAAGGAAGCCAATCCGCTGAAAGCCCGTCTGCTGGCAAAGCTGGATACCATCATCAATCCGCCGTCCGAGATTGAGCTTGCGACGGCGCTTGATTGGACTAGCTCTGACAGCGACGATGGTAGCGACGGTGGAGACGAGGGCTGATACCGCACTAGCCTAGCCTCCTACCCTTCACAAGCCCGGCTTGGCTGGCAGTAATGCCAGCTAGGCTGGGTTTCTTGCGTTCTAGCCTCTGGGAAACCCAACGGCTTAGGTTTATCTGCTTATCTTATATAACCTAGCGTATGTAAGCAGCTTTGTTAGCAGCAGGGTAACTGCCTGTTGACAGTGACTGCCTACTAGGCTAGGTTATATACTAGCAGCAGAATGCCACAATAATGCTGTTAAGCCTTGCGCGTCAGTTGCTTACCCTCACTACCCAACTATCTAGCAGGAGTTATCTAGTTATGAATACTGAACTCAGCAAGTTGCTGTATTCTACCGCACAGATGCAATACTCGCATGAGCCTGATGGTTTCAATCATACGAAGTATAACTGCTGTCAATGGCCTGCTTATCCTGCTGCTCATGAGATACCTGGAGATGTAGAAGAATTGTATAATTATATGGCTGTTCTCTGGGATGACAGAGAGCTTAATGAAAGCATCGCAGCAGGAGATTGGAAGATTGTGCGGCTGGATAAGAATGTAAGTCTGGCTGATGGATCAGCTTATAGGCATGAATATGATGACAGTGATGAATATGATGACAGTGATGATGCTGAGATTGAGCGTGAAAGGAAGCTGGCTATGTGGAGGAATGAAGATTTGGATACTGACTATTACTTAGAATCTTACGGTGATTCCTTCTGGGATAAGACTTGGTCTGATGAAACTCTTTATGAACAGCAAATGGATGACGTAGATACTTTGGCTGTCTGGACTGAGCATGAAGCTGATGCTTGGTATGCACAAGACGATTGGGAGAAGGATGATAAGGATGATATCTGGGATGAACAAGCATATTGGGATAAACAAGCATATTGGCATGAACAAGAAGAAGCTAACAGAAGCAGCGATCCTGACTATGATCTGGAAGATCAGTTGATTGCTGCTTGCGCTCGTAAGCGTGTAAATCGTATCAGCTATGAGGATATGATCAACGGATGGAATAAGAAATATAGGAACAGTAAAGCCAAGCACGGTAAGAGCACATGTAAAGGCAATCATCGGAAGTATCGGAAGCCTGATGATGCTGTCTGGTATGAAATGATGGAAGACAACAACTCTAAGAGCTGGTAAGAGAAAAAGGAAGGAGTAACTAGATATGATAATGAGCATGTTCAGAGGCGCAGATACCCATATTGCTATACAGGATACCAAGTTCGCAGATTTCTTTAGCAGCTATGCTAAGTCCAGGAATGTTCGAGGTCTATTGTTGCTGGAAACTGAGGCAGTTAAGCTAAGGGATGAGTATTATCAACAGGTTGAGTTCAGCAGATTGATGGTGATGTATTATAGAGATAGATTGACACCACCAGAAGATTTTCCCGCAGAAGATTATTATTATATAGATTACATTAAAGTGATGTTAGACAAGTTCAACATCTGGGATAAATGGTATAGTAGCGCTAGTATTAACGATGCTGCTTATCAATGCACGAGACAGTTTGTTATACGCTGTCAGGAGATACGAGATGTTCTGGATGAAGGGAAACTGTGATATGGAGATAACTCAGTAACTCTAACTCAGGGCAAGAAAGTAACAGGAGTATAAGGAAATCACCTTGTGCCCCTGTTTCCTTGTTTCCCTGTGTCCCTAGGGGTATCTGCACCCCCTGTGGGGAGAGGCTACTTCCTGGTAGTTAGAACCCTAGTATTAGAGTGCTTACTTATAGCTTTTCCCTACCTTCTTTTCTTCTTAATAAAATTTTGGTGGGGTAAAATATATACGCATAGATATAAGTATAGCAGCACACTAGTTGAGGATATCTATTTCCATCCACATGAAGGGGGTGCTAGGGAGGGGTAAAGACACAGGGGCACAGGGGCACAAGGACACAAGGTGATTTTAGGAAGTAGATGTTATTAAGCTACTGTGCGGTAGCCAGCTAGTCACTAACCTTAACACTACTAAGCATCAAGCTACTGTGCGGTAGAAAACAGGGTATTAACATCTACATTATAACCAGTGATAAGCAGAAGCTGCTGAGGAAGTGCTGTCAAGCAGATCAGGAAGTGCTTGACAGCAGGAAGGAAGTGTGCTGAGGTTAGAGAAGTTGGGAGGAGTGTGTCAGGATGGAAGTATGGAAGTATGGAAGTATGTCAGGATGGAAGAGTAACGAGGATCGCGAAGATGGTAGGTAAGGTTGGGAGTAAGAGAAGTCTAGCCTCTTATGCGCAGATAGCTTACTCAGCAGGTTATCTGGAATTCATGAAGCAGCGAGGTTTTGAGGGAGAGAGGTTGAATAGCAAGAAGCTTAGTAAGGGGGTAGAGAAGGAGCTCTACTACACTGCTAGAGCAGAGTGGAATAAGAGATACCCTATAGAGTTCATCCAGGGAGGAGAGAATATGTTGGAGACTGTAGAAACTGCTCTGGTAGAAGCAGATGGTAAGCTGCTTAGTCAGGTAGAAACTGAGTTGTTTACTAAATGCTTTCGTAGAGGCTTTACTACTGCACAGACTCTCAACACAATCAAAAGCTTCAGAGCTGGAACCTTGCAGGTGACAGTAGTGCGAAATGGGAAACTACAAAGATTGACTTACACTGGTCAACAATAGAAGGAGTAGCTGCATCATGAGCCAAGAAGATGAGACAACAGCAAGCACAGCAAGTATTATCAATCCTCTAGCTGATCTAGCAGGGATTGAACTTAGACTTCTAACTCTACCACTGGATATCTACATAAGGCATCCTGGAATGGCGAAAGCTAAGACCCAAGCGATCCCAGAAAATATCTCCCACTACATAACTTATAATCGCGGCAACAATGAGTGGGAAGTGTGGACGAGAGATAATGTTAAGCGCTATTCAAGCGAAGATCGTGAGGAAGCAATCGCGGAATACAGGAGACTGACAGATGCTAAAGTATGATATCCAGGAATACAGAGTGCGCACTCGATACCTAGCTGGAGAGTATCTTTACAATCTCTGTATGTTTGAGATATACTTCGAAGCAGCAGAATACTTTTGGAGACAGGGAGATATGAATAACTTCTATTACTGGAGACATGAATATGCAAAAATAAAGCGGGCCTTAGAGCATAATATCAAACTTCTGCGTCATGCTCTACACTACAGCGCAAATCTTCCCATCAGCTTCAAGCAGCTTGATACTGTTAGCAGCCACATCTCTAACTAACAGCCTAACCAACCCTAGGAGACTACAGCTATGAGAGTTCTCTGCATCTACTCTAATGTGCAGTTCCAGGTGCCAGGCTTCAATCGCCTGTATCTTAAGCAATCTACTGCACATCCTATCATGTCAACATCTCCCCGCGATCTGCTTACTAAAGCTCGCGATTGGGCACAAGGTGATCTGACAGATACTGAGCAACATCTACTATTTGTTGCTCTCCTGAAAGCTACTGATCTAGTAGACTTCCAGAAGCCTGCTACTCCAGATAACAAAACCATTGCTCTCAATATGGAGCGCCTACTCTTTACTGTAGGCTGGAGGATAGCAACTAAACAGCACTTCAATCTTCCCCGCTTTGTGGTTAACAACAGTAACTACAATTTACGCAACATCCATAACTGGCTTGATGCTTTGGATGAAGCTAAGACAGATTGGTATATCAAGAACGCTACTTGGGAGCTACGAGAGAAGCTAGAGCTGCGAGAGAAGGCTCTCACCAAGCTCATTAAGAGCACCAAAGATACCAACAGTTATGCTGCACGTCTAGGTAATTGGACTATGCTTGCATCTTCTGCGCCAGATATCAGTGCTAAAGAGTGGATGGAAGTGTTCCTGCTCAAGGATGCTTTCGAGATTATCAACTTCGATGGAGACATCATTGCGGATCTTATGGATCACATGGTGCAGAACCTAGAAGGAGGCACTATTTATGCGCGCGCAGCTTTTAATCACATCTCTCGCATACAGAAGATTAACAAGGAAGGTTTCTCAGGTATCATCACAGACAGTGGTGAGGCAGTAGATATCTTCTCGGAAGCTTTTACTCTTGGTGATGACACGACTGAGTTCGAGATTGTGCAGACTTCATCTACCAGTGGCGTCACTAATACTTCTGTCCATCGTAGAAGCAAAGCAGAAGCAGATATGATGCGAGCTTTGGTGGCAGCCACACCAGCAGAAGCACCTAAAGCAGCAGATTTCGCCAATAGGATTGATTATCTGAAAGCTTATGCTTCCTGGGAGCTAGCTAAAGTGGAAGCGCAGAAAACTAAGGAAATGGCTAAGATTAAGGAGGAAGCTACTGCAAAGATGTTAGCAGAAGCAGAAGATGGTGCACAGGATAGAGAGCTGCTAGATACTGAGAGTGCTTCCCTGTTGCAACCTGATCTTCATGATATTGAGCTTTCACAGTTGAGTAAACTTTCAGCTAAGGATATCTGACATGACAGAACCAGCACGAGTTATTGTGCACTCTAAGAGTATGAGGAACAAGGAGACACAAGTTCTAGGAAAGGTAGGCAGAAAGATACCTGAAGCTGGTGTCAGAAAGTTTGTCATCCTAAGCAGAGTGTGGAAACTGACAGATCAAGAGAAGCGCGGTCTGCGAGTGTTTATGATGCAGGCTAAAGTTTCTAGATTTCTAGAACTCCTTAACGAGGATCACGAATACGAAGATTACATCAGCATCCCAACAGTCGATAAGCCCGCTAAGGTAGAGTATCTCTACTGCACTGTGAACAGCTTATCAGTTATGAATGATGTAGGTAAGGGAGATACAATGCTGCTGATCTCCATGAGAGTAGGACCAGATTATGCTATTGCACTTGTGCGACCTAAATGGTATACTCCTGATCTTACTTCTTTCGAACCAGAGGAAATCATCTAATGTCTCCTGATGCACTTAAAGAGTTACTTGCCAAAGTGAAAGCTAAGGCAATCGCAGACAAGCAGCCTAAGGAGATAAATGCAGTAGATAAACTGGCAGCTCTGATCCAGAAAGAGAAACCAGATGTAGTGGATGTCAAGAACCTTGGTCTAGAAGGTGGAGAGACAGAAGTAGATACATCAGAGAAAGTAGAGATTATCAGGGAAGTTGTGGCTGGGATTAGTGCCGCACCTGTTACTACCGAGGCTCGTGTCATTGGCGTTGCTCGGAATGTGCAGCTTAATGCTAAGCAACAGCTCTTCAATGATACTGTAATGACAGGCAAGGATGTGGTCCTGATTGGTGCAGCTGGCACAGGTAAAACTACCAGCATGAGGACAGTATCCAGGAATTTATTGGATAGCGGCAAACTTGGTAAGCTCCAGAATGGAACCAAGATACTTCTGGCTGGTTCACCAGGAATGGTAGTTGTAAGTTTCACTCGCAAAGCTGTTAACAACATCCGCCATGCTGTTGTGGATGAGCTGAAGCAGAATACTGTTACTTTGCATAAGTTACTAGAGTTTGCTCCTGTGTTCTATGAAGTGGAAGATGGGAAAGGTGGCTGGAAAAAGACTATGAAGTTTGAGCCTACCAGACATGCTACTAATCCTCTGCCTTCTGATCTGAAGGTTATAGCTTTCGAGGAAAGCAGTATGATTGGTGTTGATCTCTATGAGATGTTACAAGAGGCTATGCCTCATCGTCATCAAGAGATCTTCTTGGGAGATATCCAACAACTTCCGCCTGTATTCGGTCCTGCTATTCTTGGCTTCAAGATGACTAGGTTGTCAGTGGTGGAGCTGACAGAAGTTTATCGTCAGGCTCAGGATAGCCCTATCATCAGTTTGGCATGGAAGTTGTTGGCAGGTAGAGCTAATCCTTTCCTGCCTAAGACTGAGACTAAGAAAGATGTGCATCCGATGACGGGCGCAACTGTTAACAGAAGGACTGTTCCAGCTCTGCAAACATTGAGTATCAGTAATGATAATGGTTCTGTGCAGTTCTTGCCCTGGCAGAAAGCATTGTCAGATGAAGTTGCTCTTAAGAGTTTTGTTGTCAACACTAAGATGTGGTGGCAGTCAGGACGATATGAGCCAACTGAGGATATCATCCTGTGTCCCTTTAATAAAAGCTTCGGCACAGTAGAGATCAACAAAGGTATCAGTCAGTATCTAGGAGTAGAGCGCGAAGCGATAGTGCATGAAGTGATTGCAGGATTTAATAAGCACTACCTTGCAGTTGGTGATAGAGTATTGTTTGATAAAGAGGATGCTTATATCACTGCTATCAGACCTAATGGTAGCTATCTTGGTGCACGTCCTCAACCACCTTCTGTGCATCTAGATCGTTGGGGTATCTTGCAAGTTCCTCTTACTGAGGAAGAAGCAGCGCAAGCAGAAGCTGATGCAGCTGCGCAAGAAACAGAAGCATTTGAGAAGCTCTTTGAGAGTGATGGAGTTGGAGAAGTAGAAGATCGAGTGCAAGCTTCTTCACATGTGATTGAGCTTAGATATGCTTATGATCAGGAAGGAGATAGTGAGAGTAAGATTGTTCTTGATGCCGCAGCTGAGATTAACAATCTTCTGGGCGGCTATGCTATCACTGTGCATAAGAGCCAAGGATCGGAGTATGAGAGAGTAATCTTGGTTCTGCACTCTACACATGCGGCAATGGTATCTAGAGAGTTGCTTTATACTGCTGTTACCAGAGCCAAGAAGCATCTTGTTATCTTGTGCGAGCCTGATAGTTTCTTCAAAGGGATCAAGACGCAGAGGATTAAGGGAGATACCATAGAGCAGAAGGCAGCAGCTTTCATGGGGAAGCTGACTGAGAAAGAGAAGCAAGCTGAGATAGACAGGTTGGAAAGGAAGAAGTTTCATGACGCAAGAGCAGAACAACGAAGAGTTGAAAACGAGCGTAGAGATGCAGAGATATCATCTTCGTCGGATACAGGATGTATTGAAAGCAGCGCAAGATCCGATGGAGGAGAAGATAAAAAAGTTAGAGAAGGAATTGAAGCACGCGAAACACGTGGCACAGCAAGCAGCGGAACAATGGATACTAATAGCGAAGCTACTGGAGTAGCAACTGCGCCGAAGCCTTCCCTAGCAGAGTTGCTTGCAAAGTTGAAAACAGCAAAGAGGTAGAAGTATTATGAGTGAAGTAGTGAAGAAATGTAAGACTTGTGCGCTATATGATGGTGATAAGTGTAAGTGGCAAGTAGCTAAGATGCCTTTCTGGTTGGCTGTTGAAGTAGATTATGAGGAAGAGTTATATATAAGAGAGATGGATAAAGATGATGGTGAAAACTGCGACACATGGATAAAGGAGGTAACACCAACATGAGTGAGAGGACAAAGAATGTAGAGAACCACAGTGACAAGAGTGTCCTGGGGCTTCCTATGAGTACAAGAGATCATAGCTGGATGAAACATCTACTGGATGATGCAAGAGATTATCCAAGATTGACAGAGTGGGAGGAGAAATTTATTTCAGACTACTGGGAGAAGCTGGAAAGATTTGGTAGATACTTGATGGTAAGTGAGAAGCAGCTTTCAGTTCTGGAAAAGATTGAAGCTAAGATCTACAGCATAAAGTAGGAGTCAGCAGTTATGTCCCTGTCTACACAAGTTTGTATGAGATGCAAAGGTCACATAGCTAAGCACAGCTTCTTCTCTTACAATCATGGTTCTGAGAGATTATGTTGTTACTGTTATATCAAGATGGGAGGTCATCCAGAAGTTACTCATCCCAACTGTGTAGGTTTCTATCCAATCTGGTCATATCATCTACATAAGCAACTTGCAGCGATAGCTGTTGCTGAGGCTGGAAAAAAAAGAGTTGACATCTGAAAGCGCCTAGGATAAGGTTCGTGAAGCTAATGGAAGCGGCGGCGCAGAGAATAACTCAAAGCAAACTTCCAAAGCTAATAACTCAAATGGAAAGTATCTGAAAATGAGCGACACTGAACAGACTACTGCTACGGAAATGACTGAGGAACAGAAGGCTTCGGAAGCCCAGAAGGCAGCAGTTCTTGCTAAGCTGGAAAATATTGAACCCGGTCATACTTCTGTAGAGGAAAAGGTTTTCCGCTTCAAGGAGACTAAGGATGAGCAGGGTAACAAGATTCCTGCGCGTCCGCCTCTGACATTGTTTGTTCCCTTCCCTACCTTTCCTGGTCTGGTGGAAGGTCTGTCTGACGAGCGTATCCAGCAGTATGTTGTTGAGATCCTCAATGAAAGTGTCATGGCTGCGGTTCGTTCGCAGATCAATGATGCGCAGGAAGCTGGTAATCCTATTACTTCTCAGGAACAGCTGGATCTTAACAAGCTGACTCTGCTTGCTCTTGCTACGATGCCGAAGGCTGAGCGTCGTGGCGGTGGCATTGCCAAGGAGACTTGGGAAGCCTTTGCTATGGACTACATTGATGTTATGGTCAACAAGTTGCAGACTGAGAAGAAGAAGGCTGAATACGCAGCAGCTTTGTTCCTCAAGCGTCTCCAGCCTGTTCGCACTGCCAAGCCTGTTCTTACTGCACTTGGTAATCGTCTGGATCAGTGGATTCTCAAGACTGAGAATGCTGAGGAACTGAAGGATTGCTACGAGTTCCTGCGTGGTAAGATCAAGGTGTTCCTGGAGATGGACGAGACTGCGATGCTGGATAACATCTAACACTCTGTGTTGGATGATTGACAGAACTACAGCACTGAGCAATTAGCTCACTAATTAGTGTTGTAGAGCTATTTAAGCTTTTATAAAAACCCCTGGTTTGTGGTATGTTGTGTTTGATCCCCGGAATTATCTGGGACAAGATCAGTTACAGCAGCTACAGACCAGGGGTATTTAGTTCTTACAGCTGGTAAGACTGAACCGAGAAAGGAAAGTAACATGGCTGATCTTGAAGGTAGTTATCCACTTCGTTGGCTTGGCATGGAGCTTGGAACAGCTACAGGCTGGGATCTGGATGTTAACAGCGCCGGAGATCAGGAATGGATGACATTCTATGATGTAATTCCTTCTGATCTTGGTGTGCAGTTTCTGTTTGGTGTGAATAGGGCTAATCTAATCTCAGAGATGCAACAGCTTATCTCTAAACCTTTCACTCTTAATATTGATATAGAGCATGGAAAGGTATCAATTCATGCTGAGGGAAGTGAAGCGCCCACTACACTTACCAGTGTAGACTGGTCTGTTGCAGGACACACAGTAGACGAGAGTTCTTCATAAGATAGAGGACTTCTACTATGGTCTTATATCCTCCCAAACCTAAAGATCTTCCACCAACATGCAGATCATGCCTGTATTATGGTTCATTAGATAGGGCTTGCTACGAACCACGTAATGTATCTGGTTGGGATGTTGTTGCAGATCAGCCTATAAAAAAGTTAGATATTTACTATCTACGATCCAATGCATTACCTGAGCATATAGATGCTGTCACTGAACGTTGTGGATATGAAGGTAAATGGTATAAATCTCACAGCGAATATATTAAGTCTCAAGATACATTCGCTCCTGCGAAGGACGCAATCCTTAAACAAGAGACTCCTGCACAGCTTCTGGCAAGATTGAAGCGCATCAAAGTAGGAGATATCTGATGGCTTCAACAATGGATATGGCGCAAGTATATGCAGTCCTTATGGATGGCAGAAGCGCGACTCTCCAGTTTGATTCAGAAGATCTTGCTAAGACATTCCGCACTTCATTCCTGCGATTCAAGCGTAGGCAAGATCATATGTTTGAGTCAGTAGATTTACAGACTGAAGCGCAGCGTAAGCGCGTTAATTTCTCATGCACTGACAAAGATTATCACATCTATGAAATTTCCCTAACTGATAGGCCGGTAGCTGGTTTCGTAATTCTAGAAGCCTTGCCGGAATTAGTCACGTCTGGATGATATCATGGCAAACCGACTTTATTCTTCCATCTGGGAAGAGATTAAAGTTAAGAACATCTGTGTAGTTAAAGTAGCTCAGCCCAGTAAATGGAGCAGAGTTAAGAGAGGCGTTATTAAAGAGAAAGACGGTGATGTAGGTTTCAAGATGCTCAACTTTGTAGAGCGTCCTAGATTACAGGTTGACTGGGATAAAGATAAGGCGGTCCTAACTTTCAAGCTTGTGCCCAAGTTCGGTATCTTGGATATAATCACAGAAACACAGTAAGGAGTTAGTGATGTCTGAGTTAACTTTCGATGATGAGTCTCCAATCAAAAGACTTCCCTTAGCTTCTGCACCGCTAGATGATATGGGTCAGCTTAATCAGAAGTTAGCTGATCTGCAATCAGCAATGGAAGTGCGTGCTCCTGGTTACGTGAATATTCTGCGCACCATTCATACTGATCTTGCTAAGCAGCCTGATCTTGTGCATATGCTTACACCAGAAGCTGTCGGCCTCATTGTTAATGCTATGGCACAGCATAAGAATGTTGTGATCGTGACAGCAGCAGTGAAGTCTAAGAAAACTGGTAAGTCTCTTAAGCAGCTAACTGCGGATGATGTGTGATGTCAGATACTGATGGGATACATCCTAATCTGAAGAAACTGTCGCACTCCAGCAAGGTGCTGCTGCACAAGTGCCCTCGTAAGTATCAGCTCTACAAGCTGGCTTCTCCAGAAGTTAAAGATGATGACGGAGATTTCCACACTGACTTTGGTCATGCTGTAGGTTATGGAGTGCAGAAGTTTCTAGAGTGCGGAAATCTTAATGACACCTTCTTCGAGATGTTCCTTCGCTGGAAAGGTGACATCATGGATGATGAAGGAGAGAAAAAGAAAAAGACTTTTTGGTATGCTATGATTGCAGTCGAAAAGTTTGCTGAGCAGATTGAGGAGTTGTTGGAAGGATATGAATTATACTGGTATGGAGAGGATCCGATCCTTCCAGCTACTGAGCTGGGCTTCAGCATTGATCTAGGTAATGGCTTCGCTGATCGTGGTAGACTGGATGCGGCACTTCGGCATAGAGCTACAGGCAAGTTTGCTACTCTGGAAGTCAAGACCACAGCTACTGGTAATGTGAATGAAGCTGTGTATCGTAACAGCAACCAAGGTATTGGTTACAGTCTTGTGTTGGATGCACTAGCTTCTAGCATAGATCTTCCACAGGATCAGACTTTCGATGTGATGTATCTGGTCTACACTTCAGCTAATATGGAGTGGATACAATTCAAGTTCCCTTACACTCACACTCGGCGCGCGATCTGGTTAGCAGACACTTTGACTGATGTGCAGCATATTGCAGAGTTTGCAGAGCGTGGCCACTTTCCTGCGCGTGGTGAATCCTGTTTCGATTACTTCAAGCAATGTAAATGGTTTGGAGTGTGCGATCTTTCTGATGATGTGTTGATTGGAAAAGATCCTAAAGTTATACTAGATAAGCCTAATGAATATCCTCTTGTGTTTACAGTTGATGACATCATTAACTCTCAGATAGCTAGACATGAAGTCAGTAAAGGAGAAGCAGATGAAAATCAGTGAGCTACCACAAAGCACAGTTCATCACATCATAGTCTTTGGTGAACCTAAGAGTGGTAAATCCACTCTGGCTGGAACTTTGGCTGAAGCTGGATATAATCTTGTCTGGATCAGTATGGATAATGGGCACAGTGTCCTGCATAAGCTGAGCAGAGCTGCACAGGAACGTATTGAGCTGGTGAGGTTGCCAGATACCAAAGATTATCCTATTGCTATCGAGACTTGTCTCCAGATTATGAAGGGCGGCCCTACTAGGATCTGCGAACAGCATGGTAAAGTAGAGTGTGCAACCTGCAAGAAAGTTGAAGGTGCAGGCTGGGTTACTGTGCATCTTAATGCAGCTGATAGCAACACTATCCATGTGTTCGATCACATCAGTCAACTTGCAACTAGCTGTATGAACCATATCAATCGCAAGATGTCTGATGAGTATAAGCCGACATGGGAAGATTACCGTGTTCAGGGCACACTTATGGATAAGTTCCTTTCTAACATCCAGCAATCTCCTGCACATATTGTCTGCATTGCTCACGTATGTGAGACTGAGATGGAAGATGGTGCGAAGAAGCTGGTTCCGCTGGTAGGAACTGTTCCTTTTAGCCGCACTGCTGGTAAGTATTTTGATGATATGGTTCATGTAGGAGTGTCGAATAAGACACACAAGGTAGGCAGTGCTACAACTTATAGCAACAACATTGTCACTGGAAGCAGATCAGATATCAAGATCGAGGATGCTAAAGGTGAACCTTCTCTCGCTGTGTTCTTTGGTAAGCCGAAAGTTAATCAGGAAAGGGGACAGGAAATTGCAAAACAAATACTTGCCAACAGAGCTACAAATACCATCAGCGCCGCCACAGAAAGTGCAGGAACCATTCAACAAACAACAGATACGCATATTGAAGCAAATGGCGGAGGAGTATCAGGACTTCGAGCTTCGGAAAAATCTGGCGCTGAAGCAGAGGACGGAGAACAATCTTCGACAACATCTGAAGCGCCAGATATGGTTGAGAAACCTGTTGCTGCTAGCATCGGCAGCACTAATGTTGCTGGGATTATTCCTGCTAGCTCTGGGCCTGTCACATCTGCTAGCGAGTTAGCTAAAGCACGACTGGCTGCACTCATGGGAAAGAAGAAATAATGTCAGTATTAGATATGGATGAGATGTCTCCTGATGGAGTCGATCCTGAAGAATTCTGGCAATCTAAGCTGGAAGCCAGCAATGCAGTGATTGATAAGTTTGCATCAGGAGTAGCAACTCAGGCCGCAAGCGGTATCATCGGCATGGCGGAAGGAGTTAAATCTTTGAGTGGTGAGCTCAAGATCTTCCGCATCTTGGAGGACAGGATCAGGAAAGGAGAAGTGCAGGAACATCATGTAAATACAGCTATGCTGGAGCTAACAGCTTACAGGAAGCATCGCAGACAGCAGACAGCAGAAGCCCGCGCAGCTCTTAATGAAGCTCTTGCGGCGCAGTCTGCGCAACCAACCGGGAAACCTAACTGATGCAGCAGGAACCAGATCGCAGGATCTTCTCCAACCATGAACTGGATAAGATCATTGACTACACTTTCGGACAAGTGAAGCAACTGCGCACTCTTAAAGGTGGAGAGTATGCAGGAGATGTAGATGCTCTAGCCAACTTCCGCAGGAATTCTGTGCAGAATGGCATGACTATGGAGCAATGTTGGGGAGTTTATGTCAGCAAGCATTGGGACGCAGTATTTCAATACATTCGCGACCGAGCTGCTGGCAAAGTAAGAGTTAGACTTGAAGGTATTGAGGGTAGGGTAGATGATATCATCACCTACATGATGATCTTCAAGGCTATGTTGGCTGAACATGTAGAGGAGGATAGGGAGAAAGAGCCAGTAACAACCGCGAACATTCTGGATAGTATAGCCACAGGCAATACTCCAATCCGTAAACGCAGCAAAGTGTAGAACTTAACTTCAGTCAACCACAATCAACTCAACTTGAAAGACACACACAACATGGCTGATAACGCAACTGATTTCATGCTGGATCTCGATGCTGATCTGGATGACATTGCTGAACTCCCAGGGTTTAAAGTATTCCCTAAGGGTGGATATCTCTTTGAGCTCGTCAAAGGTTTTGAAGAGAAGGATATCAACGACTCCAAAGCTATCGTCCTGGAGATGAAGCTGAAGGAGATTGTTGAACTGAAGCCTGAGAATCTGGATGTTATTCCGGAAGGTGAAACTGAGGAGAAGCCGCCCATTCCTGGTGATATCGTTACCTTCAGCTGGATGCGTAGCAACGCAACTGGTATGGGTCTGATGCGTCAGGCAATGGAACCTTTGGCAGCTCATCTGAATACTCGCAGCATTCGTGAAGTGATGACTGCGACCAAGGGTATGGAAGTGATTGCTATCCTGACACGGACTTATAACAAGGATCGCGATCGCTGGTATCAGAAGCTGGTGAAGCTTGGTGTTGCCTAAAGCCAGAATAAGGTAGCATCCAAGGGTCCTGAGCATGACCTTAAACTGCTCATCTTTGCTGATACTTGATGAGGAAATCTGAGATGCAACGCATCCATCTGCACATCACTGATGCGGATAAAGAATATATCATGCGTCTAAGCAAGATCCTTAAAGGGCGCGCTCAAGTATCAGTAAAGAATTCTAAAGCTGAGACTATAACTCAGATCATCTTGGAAGCTAAAGAACGTGGAGCAGATAAGTATATTGCAACTACTGATGATAAGCTGCTGCGTTTGCTTATTGACTCTAGTAGGAATGTCAGCGTCAATGATTATGCTGGAAGTATTATACCCTACAGAGATTACGAGTTCCTTATCCTCAATCCCTTACAGCATCTTTTCACTGTAAATTCTGCGCCACATCTGTTTGAGAGATACTTCAATAAATTTATTAAGCCAGAGATATTCCTTAAGCTTCCTGAGTTTGTATGGAAGTTATTCATTCCGGCAGACACAGATGCTTGGATTGATCTAGCTTACAGATCTTCATTCATAGCAGTAGATATCGAGACTGGACCAGAAGATCTGCGGAATATAACCTGTATCAGCTTTACCTTTGTTCTCATTGGTAACGCTGATATTTCTGCATCTACAGTCTGCATCCCTTTTGATGATGAATATAATATTGCAGTAGCAACCACACTTCTGGATTGTCCAGCTCCTAAATGTTATCAGAATGGGAAGTATGATAATGCGTATCTCCTACGCTATGGCATTGCTACGAGAAATTGGCTTGCTGATACTGCTCACCTGTTTCATAGCTGGTATGCCGAACTTCCAAAACGACTTGACTTCATTACTGCCTATCTGCTACGAGACTCTCAATATTGGAAGGATGAGAGTAAAACTTCCGACAAGCTAGTATATTATGGTTATAATGCCAAAGACGCCTACAACACAGCCATGTCTTGGTTGCAGCTTCTGCATGAAGCTCCCAGATGGGCATGGGAGAATTATTATCGTGAATTCCCTGTTGTATTCCCTTGCCTGCTAACAGAGTTACAAGGACTCCGTAGAGATAATCCTGCTATGGAGGCCGAACTTACTAAATACGAGGGCATAATCGAAGAAAGAAAGAAGAGGATTGAAACCTTAGTTGGAGCACCAGGATTTAATCCCGGCTCTTGGCAACAGGTTCTGCGCCTATTTGAAACTTTAGGTTCAGGAGATGTTAAAAGCTCAGATAAGAAGAATACAGATAGAGTGATGAGCAGACATCCTCTCAACAAGAGGATCCTTACAGAGATACGAGAGCATCGTGATGATGTTAAGCTAGTCGGCGGTTATCTTCGTGATGAGTATGAGGAGAAAAAAGGTGTTACAAGAACCAAAAGTTGGAATGGTAGAATATTCTTCAGCCTTAACCCTCATGGAACAGATACCGGAAGATGCGCAAGTAAGGAAAGTGCTTTCTGGTGCGGCTGGAATATTCAAAATATCCCAAGAGACAGAAAAGACATACAGATTAAACGAGGAGTTGTTGCTGAAGATCTATTCTACTTCGGGGAAGTGGATTACTCTCAAGCTGAAGCAAGGGACACAGCTTACTTATCCGGAGACACTAATCTTATTACTGCTGTCGATGATCCCTCTCGCGACTTTCATGGGCATAATGCCGCAGCTTTCTTCGGGCTTAGATATGAAGATATTGTTGACAGCCGGCCAATCATTGACGAACTCGGCAACATCCTCGAATACGTCCACAACACCTTAAACAAAGCTATCAGAGATCTATCTAAGCGCACCAATCATGGAGCTAATTACAACATGGGCGCCAGAGTGCTGCTAGAAACTATGGGCATCGAGAATGTTCTGCGAGCCAAGCAGCTTCTGCGTCTGCCTTCTGAATGGGATCTTCTGAAAGTCTGTCAGCATCTGCTTAATGCTTTTGATAAAACTTATCCTGTTGTGCGAGGAGATTACCAGAAGTGGATCATCGCTCAGATTGCTCTGCACAACAAGCTGGTAGGTCCTACAGGTTGGACTCGTTATTGCTTCGGAGACCCAGCTAACAATAAGATGGATCTCAACAGTTATGTCGCACATCCGTCTCAATCTCTTAATGCTCAAACTCTCAATATTGCTTATCGTAGAGTCTTTCATAACATTGCATTACAATACCCAGATCACTTCAGACTCGGTCCACAAATACATGACAGTATCCTGTTTCAGTATCGTCGTGGAATGGAGTGTCTCGCGTTCGAGGTTCAACGCCAGATGTCTGTCAGAATTGACGTTACAGACATCTACAACCGTGTTCGAACTCTCGAAGTTCCGACGGATTTGAAAGGCGAAGCTGATAGATGGTCAGAAGTAACGCCTATGCAAGCTAGGCAATATGGTGAAAAGACCTTTATACCAACTTCTCTAATCCCAGCCCGTCCTGATTTGATGATAAACTTGGAGGTTGCTTCACTATGATGGAACCATTGTTACCCAAAGAAGGTGAGGACGAGTCGTGGTTGATCTCATTGATGCGTATCTTGAATACACAGCAGATACAGAGCCGCCACGTATTTACTATCGCTGGAGCCTTATCACTGGAGTCAGTGCGCTCCTCGGACGCGGCATATTTGTCCAGCACGGGAATTCAAGGATCTTCCCGAACCTTTACTGTATGCTTATTGGAGATCCCGGAACCAGAAAATCCACTGCAATCAAAGCCACCAAACGGTTACTATCGGCAGCAGGTTATGATAACTTTGCCGCAGATAAATCTAGTAAGGAAAAATTTCTACTTGATCTTGCAGGAGAGGAGGATGGTGACTTACTCCCCGTTAATGGAAAAAGTAAGACAGTGGATAAAGTCACAGAAAGAAACTTGTGGGGAGATGGAACTGATACACCCACAGAGCCAAAAGAAGTATTCATCGTTGCAGATGAGTTTAATGAGTTTGCAGGAGTTGCTAATCTTGACTTCTACACAACTCTAGGAAATATGTGGGATTGGGATGATGTTGATAGACCCTTTACTCAACGATTTAAGACCAGTAAAAGTGTCAGCATCTGGCAGCCAACTGTTAGCATACTTGGAGGAAATACACCAGATAACTTTGCCAGAGCGTTTCCACCAGAGATTATTGGACAAGGTTTCTTCAGTAGATTGTTACTTATACATGGACAACGAACAGGTAGAAAGATTACATTTCCCAGAGTGCCAGATGTTGCTGAGACGAAAGCACTTGTGGAATATCTACAACACATCAGACGTAGGTATCAATTTGGTAGCATCACGATATCACGTAGCGGTTATGAGCTCTTTGACAACATATATCAGGGATGGAGAGATCTACCAGACCCACGCTTTCTAAGTTATAGCAACCGAAGATTTATGCATCTGCTTAAGATGACGATGGTTATCACAGCTATGGATAATGCGGATCTCATAACTCCAGAACTGATTATCGAAGCTAATACTATTCTCTCAGCAGCTGAAGCTCTTATGCCGCGCGCACTTGGTGAGTTTGGAAAGGCGCGCAACAGTGATATCACTAACCGCATAATGGAGCTTATTAACAATGCCAACGCTCCGATTACTGCACAGCAGATCTGGGCGAAAGTGGGAGTTGGAAATCTTAAAGATATTCAAGAACTCCAGGGCATGATGAGTGGTTTAGGTCAAGCAGGGAAGGTGCAATATGTAGTAGGTAAAGGTTATCTCCCCAAGAAAGAAGTCTACAAACCACCTGAATATGTGGATTGGAAATATTTAACTGAAGAAGAAAGGCTAGCAATATGACACAGTTTATGATTTGCGACAGTCGCGCAGATGCAGAAGATCGAGTTAAGAGGGAAGGATTTGCTTTCGGTAGACTAGCACTGGAAACCAATGTTAATAATCTAGTAGACCAGTGCTATACTGCTGCACTCGCAGCTGGCTGGTATCATCTTCCGGGAACCAATGTAGTAAAATATATGAACTTTGGAGAGCGTATTGCTCTCATGCATAGTGAGCTATCTGAAGCTCTAGAAGCAGATCGTAAGAATCTTATGAGTGATCACATTCCAGAATTTACTGGTGTGGAAGAAGAATTTGCAGATATACTTATTCGCATCTTCGATACAGCAGGTGCGATGAAACTGCGTCTAGGCAAGGCATTGGTAGCTAAGCTTATCTACAATGCTACTCGGGAAGATCATAAACCCGAGAACAGGGCAAAAGAAGGTGGAAAGGAGTATTGATATGTCTAATTCTGTAAACAGTCCAGCTATAGTTATCCCTACAGTAACTGCTGAAATCCTTGGATATCGACAGCTCTCACCAACTGAGCAGAACCACATCAACACTATCAAGAGGAAAGGATTGGAACTAAAAACTCTTATTGATAATGTATCTGCGCTTCCTGGTATTGATCCTCGTGCAGTAGCTATTGCTCGCACAGAGATGCAGACAGGTATGATGTGGCTTATCCGAGCTATTGCTCAACCGGAAGGATTTTGATATGTTTAAGGAACCTGCGATCCAGTATGCTGATGTGATGATTGATCTGGAAACTCTTGCTCTGTCTGTGGATGCACATATCCTACGCATCGGCGCAGTAATAGTTTTCCTGAACGACCCTACTGCTTCTTTTGGGATTGCATCTATCTTCGATGTAGCGGTCTCTCCTACAGGCCAGAACCGTAAAGTTGATCCTGAAACTGTAGCGTTTCATTTCCTGCATACTTCACAGGAAGCTAAGGAAAACTCCTTTGCTGGCGCACATCCAGGACATGAACAACTTACATCTGCGCTGTATAACTTCTTTGGCTGGCTCAGCACAGCTACCAAAGGTTACGAGCTACGAGTATGGAGTAAAGGAGTAGATTTCGATATCGCTATCATTGAACATGCTGCTAAGCAGCACGGACTGAAACTTCCATGGAATTACAAGCAACGCAACTGCTTCCGCACTATGGTTAGTATGTTCCCAGAAATTGCTGTGCCTAGTGGTTATGGAACACATACTGCATTGAATGATGCCATGCATCAAGCTGAGCATATATGGAGGATCAAGCGCTTCTTGGCAGGAGATAAGACTTATGTCAGTGTTCAAGAGATATAACTTTGGCTACAACGAAACAATCCCTAATGCACAGCTGCGAGAACCACCCGTAGAAATAACTATTCTACGAGCAGAACTCGCTAAGCCTGAGCACGAGGATATCTACCGAGCTGCTATAGCTGGTGATACTTTTGAGGAGTGTGTGGGGATTATCGCTGCAGAGTTGGGTATTGTGATGGGTGGAGACTATGATGTGCCACAACTCTGTGATGTGCTCATCAGAGCACTGAGGAACAGGAACTCGAAGATACTCACATTGAATCAGATAGATCCTAGATTGAAGCCCTTATCTCAGGGTTCTGATCCTACTGCTCCAGTCAAGAGCATCTTCGAGACCTGATGAGCTAGAAGAAAAGGAGAAGTTATATGCAGCTGTATTCATCAACAAAGCGAGTGTTCGCTGCGAAAGTTAAAGCTGGACGCAAAACTGGAAATATATACGAACTTCAAATTGAGATAGGCCCTGACAGGTATCTGAAAGTAGAAATCGGCTCCACCAATGTTGACCGAATTATCGAGGCGGAGGGTATGGATAAACCACGATTACTCTCTGATCTGTGGATACTCATTTATCAGGATGGTTATATCTCTTTCTGTCCTGATGAAGTATTCCAGCGAGACTACGTGAAACTCTAAACTACTGAACAGGCGCCACTGCTGTGTTACCTTGATTACGGTAATCCGGCAGTGGCTGTCCTCCCATGATAGTCATCATGTTCTGACTTATAGGCTTCTGCAACTGCTGGAATACTTTATTCGCAGTTGATACATTTGCATCATTTGTCCAGCGCATCATGGCCTGGGCGAAATGCGTAATATCTCCCCCAGCTGAAGCATATCTACTAGCGAAGTGTTCAACAGCATCGTTAGGCATAGAACCGCCATCATACAACCAGGTCTTAGCTGCCTGGCCCAGATCCTTAATTCTGGTTAGATTCTTAGCTTGATAAACTGTGCTGCGATACAGCGCATCTATAGTGATAGCCTCATCAAGAGGTCTAGCACCGAGAAGTCTTGCAGCATTACTGGCATTGATAATGTCATTCCAGCCCATCTCATTTCCTTGACCAGGGCGAGTTGTGGTAATAAGACTTCCATCCTTGGTAGTTACCATCCCATTCATCATCTGTCCCAAACCAGCAAGAGGTCGCGACAATCCATTATGTTCCAGACCAAGAAGCACACTGGTAGTAAGATTTCCGCCCTTCCCAATGTTATCCAGTGTGTCTATGAAATTACTCATGAAAGTAATCCCGCCTTGGATAGCAGGATACTGTAGAGGATTAAGCGGAAGTATTGTGATCTGCCTAGGATTGATATCTCCACGAGTATAGAGACCTGTGCCGAGAACATTGGAAGCTACACCATAAAGGAGATAATCTCCTAGTTTGCGATCCATAAGATTAGGTATCGCACTGTAGAGATCAGCATGAGTTGGATTATTCGCAGCGTTACCAATGATGCTGTTATTGATCAACTGGAAACCA